AATATTGCTTTCTCGCCTTTCCAATCAGCTACGCAGTCACAACGGCCAGCAACACCTAATTGTTTAGACCAAAGAGGTATTTCAATACCGGCAATATTATCAAGATGAGAATCTATTATTGGTTTGATAGTATTAAACAACTCTATCACGTTTGGTTGACTTTTACCAAAATAATCTGATTTGTTAGCAAGATAATTTTCTACAACTGTATGCATGCTTGTTCCACGACGCGTAGCTTTTGTAGTTATTTTATTTGCTTCTTCTTCACCAATTCTTTCCCTCCATTCTTTAAAAAATTGGGCTTTTTTTCTACCTAGAACGGTTGTGATGGAGGGAAAGGAGCCGTCGGGTGTTTTGTACACCCTCTGGCCATCTATATTTGTGGTTTGTAATTCTTCAAATTCAAGTTCTACATGATTAAACATTCATATTTGCTCCGGGATAATTTCGCTTCATTTGTTTCAGGTGATCAGTAAAAGCTTCGTCTGGTTTCTTTTTGTGACCTTTTGCTGTTGTGCCTGAAATATTATCATATACAAATCCCGGACATTGAACTTTCATTGTTACCGTGTCCTCGTTACAAGAAGGACACGGCTCTTTAGTTGGTTGGTCGCGATCTGCTATTGAATAACGTTCTTCAAACTCATGACCGCATTCACATTTGTAATCGTAAAATGGCATAATTTACCTATAAAAAATATGTCTATCAATTTGAACTGTTCTTTTTTTGTACTTAGACCAGCGTGGATCATCAATATAATCAGCATGATAATGTGTTGCACCATCTGTTATATCTTTTAAAAAACTACCTTTTTTATATTTACTACTAATATAAAACCATTCTGATAGTTTTTGAATCTTTTCCCAATTTGGACCTGGATATGGATTATCTCCTTTACCATCACAATACCAGCTAAATTGGCATTGATCTCTTTTAGGAAGACCATTTGCGTGAAGCCGGGCGTCATGTACAACTTTACAATAAGAGTTCGGGTAATTTTTATCTAGTACCCTATTAAGTGTTACATGAGCTACTGCTAGTTTCCCGGCAGTGCTTTCAATTGCGGCCTCAAAATAGATATTATGTGCTAAACAAGATATTTCATCCTGTTGGTTTACAAAATTATTGTCTGGTGTTCCTTTCCATTGTCTAATCGGCTTCAAACTAATGCTTGGGGTTTCCAAGTGCTGTTTTAGTGTTATTGCGGGCCTTTCGTTGTGGGTGAACTCAACTACTTTAGCAGCATCCGCTTGTTGATGCACGATTTTTACTGGATAGGATACTATTGCAAATAAGATAGCAATAGCAGCTATTGTCTTAAACATAAATTGCTCCGAAATGTTAATTCACATTACGCATCATATGTTATTATGGTACTACTTGCTTTTTTTAGTTTCCGGCACTGGCGGAATGAGATGAGGAAACACCTCCGCCACTAACTTATAAGTCAACCCACGAATACCGAGATCCTTATTGCTCATTTTAATAAGGTACTCAGCTTCAGTTGGTGTCACACTTTCTAACATAGTGATGAACATTGTTTCTCTTTTTATAGGATTAATATTATTACCAGCACAAAAGTCTGTTCCGCCTGGGCCCTCCACAAAATATCTCAATTTACGGATCTGTCCGTATAGCAATGTCGATTGTGGATCTTCTGCTTGAGCTTGATACGGTGGATTACCTTCAGGCAATAAAAATTTTACATCTGGATGGAACGTGTACCACAGTAAGTTCTCCAAATGGTGACTTTTATTTTGTGTTAGTAATTCTCCCCTCTCTTTCTGACTTTTTGCTTTATCAATCAAATTAAATAATTCTATAAGTGTCATAATCTAAAACTCCTGAATGGATTCAGTCAATTCTTTAAGTCTATGCTTAATGAAATAATTAAGCATTTTATCACGGCCGGTGTACTGATCACTTTCATACCGTGTTTGTATATTTATCTGAATTGAATCTGGTATACACGCTAAATCTATAAGAGTTTCATTCCTCTTATAATTGCGTAAAACCTCACCTTCAAACAATTCTTCTGGATTTCCGCTTAACCATTTTTCAATTTTCTTCTTTGAAAGTGGTTTTTGACGTAATCCTTCTACCAAACAATTATCATTTGACAATATATTTGGTACTCCGTCACTACGATCACCTTTTACAATCAAAGCCCTTAGCTGTTCTTCAGGTTTAGGGTTATTTAAAAATTTCTTTGTTAAAGGAGACCATTGTGAAATATTTTTATATTTTTGTAGTTGGATAAAATCTTTATCTGATGAAACAATTAAAATAGGATCTGTATTATAATTCTTACATATAACGCCTATAATATCATCTGCTTCACATCCATCCATAGAAACAACCTTATAAGGCATGTATTCCTCTAATTCAGAACGAATATCATCAATAACTCCAAATAAAGCTTTCCAATCTATATTCTGTTTATTTTCTTCTCTGGCTTTCTTACGATTTGCCTTATATAATGGAAAATAATCTTTTCTCCAATTATTTTTATTATCGCAACAGAAAACCATGTCATTTCCATATTTGTCACAAAAACGATTACGAATCATCTTAATGTTATTCATAACCATATGGCGAACCATATCATTTTCTTTTCCAGGTTCAAATTGCTTTTGAAATATCATAAAATTAGCAATTATCATCTGATTATAATCAACGAGTATCATTTTTTCTTTTTCTTTTTGTTTTTATTCCTTCTATACCAATTTAACTTAACAGGTTTACTACTTTCTTTTTTCACCGTTTGAATGTTATCGCATTCTTCAATCAAATTATCATAAAATTTGATTAATCTATTTTTAATAATTCCATTTAAATGGCTATATGCCTCTTTAAGATCTGGATCTCCATCTTTTGCTAATCGTATCTCCTCCGCCATTAAATTTATTTCTTCTTTTAAATGCTTTGCAACAGGCTTAGAAATCTTATTTTGTTTAACAAAGGTCTTAAAATTAAATTTTTCTTTAAATCCACTATCAATTTGCTGTTCTACAATTTCATCTACATCAAATGCCAACTTCTTTGCCATATCACGCATTCTTTGCTGAATATCTGGTCTTACTTTATTAGGCTGTGCTACTTCTTGTTGATTTTTTCTTCTCTTAGCAATTTCTTCAATCTTTTTAAGTTTCTCAATAAAAAGAGTTTCAAGTTTTTCTGGGCACCGATCAAGACCCCGTGTTTTTAACCGCGCAATATAACCAACATGCATTCCTACTGCTTCTAAATCTACTGGTTTAATCTTTTTAGGTGATGTCGTCTTAACTTTATTCTTTTTATAGTAGTCAGAAACAAAATCCATTGTTTCTTTAAAGTCATAGAATTTATAATACCATCTAAATGCTTCATGCATTTTATTTGTTAGAACATCTTCCTCTAATTCCATCCAATCCCTTGGATCGGGCTCTTCACCCATATGCTTCGCTTCAAGTGATCTTTTCTGAAATGCCATATTAACTCGCCTCTGGAGGATCCGGTTGATTATCTTGTGTTTCCATTACTATTTTATCAAAAACGTTAAATGAAACAGGTTCCCATAACGACTCTTCTCCGAATTCAAAACATAACACCTTACCATCATGCGCTTGCGCTATTATCATTTGGCCTCCACCAAATAAGCTAGGAATACTTTGTCCCATAACATGAATCCATAATGGTAAATCCTTATGTTTGTAAAAACTATCTACTTTTAAAGGCACATCAGTTTCTGATGTTGCCCTTTTAAGATTACGACTCTTCTTGAATTCCTGTAAGTCTATAACTTTCATGTCTTGTTTTTAATTCACACATCACGTAATGTAATATGATAGACATTACGCTTTCACACTTTTCCATATGATTATAGTTAATATGTATAAACTTTTGGACTTTAGACTTACACACACCACCATCATACCCTAAGATACCATACGTCTTAATCCCGTTTAATTCAGCGTAATCAACGGCTCTAACAACATTTTCTGAGTTTCCACTACCACTTATAACAAATAATGAATCACCTTCATTAGCGAGCGTTATAAGCTGATTTACAAATATGTTATCATAGCTATCATCGTTAGATGTAGCAGTAATGAAACCGATGTCGTTACAAAGAGAAATAGCCCTAATCCTAGGTTTTGAACTTCCATTTTCAATAACCCCTTTTGATAAGTCCTGTGCAAAGTGACTTGCATTTAATGCACTCCCACCATTACCACAAATAAAAAATTGTTTTTGAGACTTGTAAGTCTCCCAAATACCTTCTATAAGATGATTTATATGATCTGCCCGTACTGCTTGGCATATACCATCTACATCATCCGCAAAATGTTTCCAAGTTTTACTTTTCATTATTTAATATTATTCTTGATCCTTGGTTATCAAACTTTATTCTGAAAGTGTCTAGGTCTTCATACTTTGATTGTATGCCTTGAGGATTTTCTGTCATAAAGAGCAAATATCCTCCTCCACCCGCACCACAAATTTTATAACCTATTATATCTTGTAATGATCTATTAATCAACAGATTTATTTTATCATTTATAATACCCTTTGCTAATTCTTGTTTTATTCTCATTGAATTAAGCATTGTAAGTCCAAAATCAAAATATTCTTTTTTCTTAAGTTGTCTTAAACCATCTTCAACGTATTCAGCCATTCGATCATATTTCTGAACTTTTCTTTGGGTATTTTTTCTCTGATCTGTCAAAATATCTGATGATTGTCTGTGAATACCTGTATTAACTAAAACGAACATATCCTCAAAGTTTTCATCAATTTCTAATTCATTAACCGTGACCTTGCCAGATTTCCTAAAGGAAAGAGTGTTAAAACCGCCGTAACTAACAGCAAACTGATCTTGTTTGCCAATTGGCTTCTTTAATATTTCTATCTCAATACGACATGCTAGATGAGCTATATCGTTATGATTTAAATCCGCTTTAACTAGTGTTCCAATTGCATGTATTAATCCTACTAAGATACTTGATGATGATGCAAGCCCTGAACCCTCAGAAGGTATATCTGCTAAAGTTGTAATCTCTAAACCAAAATCTATCTTAAAATGTTTAAGTACTTCACGAATATATTCATGTTGGATTTCATCAATAGAATTGCAAATTTCTTTCTTAGAATAATTGCAAACCCATTGTTTCCTGTAAAGCTTATTTACTACAACATATGTATATTTGTCTATTGCAGCGCTAATTACTTTTCCTGGTTTACCGGCGTTTTTATAATATTCTGGTAGATCTGTTCCACCACCAATAAAACTAACTCTTAGAGGTGTTTGACAAACTAGCAATTCTCTCCTTTAACTCAGTTGAACTATAATCGTGATATCTTCGACAATAATGTATTTCAATATCTCTATCTTCACATATATTATACCCTGTTATAAACAAATTGTCACGTAAATATTCTTCACCTAAAAATCTCATATGAAGAGGTGTTATTGTCTTGAGCATATTCTTAAGATCTTTTTCTGATTCATATGGGATAATCTCATCCACATACTTACATCCTTTTAATTGTACCCATCGCTCAAAGCATGATTGTACTACATTCTTTTTATGTCCTGGCGATGTATGCAATCCAACAATAAGATAATCACAATGTTGTTTCGCTTCTGCTAACATTGTAATATGTCCGGCGTGTAATAAATCAAAACACGAAAATGCTATTCCTCTAATCTGTTTCAGCGAGGTCATCTTCTATCTCCATTAACTCTAACATTTCAATCCACTTAGGGGCCCTATACTCCCAGCTATAATATTTGTCGGCATGTTTCTTCGCTCTATTAATCATATCTAGAGTTTCAGATTCCCAATAATTATCCATCAACTTATCTAACTCATCTGCAAACCTATAACAATGTTGAATTTCATCTTTAACATAAGGATACATAATTGCATGATCAGAACACGTTTCAGGTAAAGCGCCTAAA